AATGATTTCATCGGCGGTCATGCCCTCTTTGTAGGCATCACCAAGCAACACATTGAGTTTCATATCGTTAATTTCCTCCTGCGTTTTTTTACCGTTGCTTCCCTGCAACGCTGCGAAATTTGTATCCCGGCTTCCCTGCCGGAATATGCAAAGGCGAAAACCTTTACTTCCATTCATCAACGATTTCCCAATCGTCACATGCCATATTTTCCATGGTGTACAAAATATCTTCTGAATCAACAAGATTTACAATCTTGCCATCGTAACAGTGCATTTCGACATAAGGCTTTTTAGAGTCTTTAGTCCCCAAGCACCAATAACCAGTCCAATGATGACGCTTGATTTTACGACCTCGTTTAAGAGAAAACAAAGCACTTGCAAAATTCATTTTTCCCCTCCGTTCTTTTCGTCGGCCTGTTCGTTCATCATTTTGTTAGCGTCAACAATATGGTCTACAGGCTGTTCCTGCGGCTTCGGCGCTTTTCCATCCTCGCCCAGCTTGCCAGCGGCAATCAGGAAGGGCTTACTCATTTCGTAAGCAGCCTGCGGGTCGGGGAACAGACCAGGCGTTGTGAACGCCAACTGCGGGTCAATGCTTTGGCTGAGCATCTGTGCAAAAATCTGAACCTTGCTCTGCTGGTTATCGTACTGACGGCGCGGCAGTTTGATGTTGATGTCACTTGCCATCAACTTAGAACCAGCCGTATCACGCAGGATTTTCAGCATCACAGACAGGCTTTGGCGTTCAGCGTACTTGAACATATTCTCGTACTGCTGTGCCCTTGCTTCTGTGTGATTCCAGCCGTTGCGGACGATAACTGCACCCACGTTGTCGGACGTTGCATTCTCGCTGCCAGTGGCACTTGGCATGGCAGTCAGACTGCGGTACACGTTCAACATGGAGTCAAGCAGGGTTTGACTCTGCTGCTGGTCAAGCTCATTCGCAATCTGCGAAACGGAAGCAGGCAGACCAGAAGTGGATTTCAGGCACATTGCGCCAAGCTCTTTTACTTTGTCAAGAGCACCCTTGTCCACAAGGCAATTGGTAAACACCATGATGGACTGGATGAACTGCGCCACACCGTCCAGCCGGTTGCTTTCAAGGTCGTTGATGGCATCCAACACAGGGATAGCGGGTTCAAACAGACCCATACGCTCCGGGTTGAGCTTATATTCGACCATAGGCAACATTCCCAGAGAGTGATTCTCAGACTTTGTGACCTTGCCGTTGTCGATTTCAAAATACTGGTTTGGCGTGTACACGCAAATCAGGTCGTTCAAGTCGTTCTGATAATTGCGTGGAATGTGCAGCACGTTGGCAATCGGCTTGTGACCGATGCCGGAGTTGTAAATCACATACGCCATGTCCGGGTCTGGAACGTCCACCAGCAGGGGCGTTTCGTCCGGGTAGTTGCCACCATACCCCTTGTCAGGAAGAACGATGCGGTATCCCTGCCCGCACTCCAACATCCACTGCCAGAGCCGCCGATCAAGCGCATCCTTTCCCTCATACTGCAAGGCGTTGGACAGGCGAGCGATTTCCTCACCGTCACCAGTTGCCGTTTCAGACCGCACATAAGAGCAAGGAGTGCCACTCATGTAACCTGTGTAGAAGCCCACGCATTCATTGGCATGGTTCTCTACAATGCGGTTGGTGATTTCAGCGTGGTATTCCTTCGTGCGTTCGAGGACAGGCTGGCTACCCAAGTAGTAGTTGTGCAGAAAGCGGATCTCGTTCTTGTTCAGCAGATGAATAGGATCTGCCTTGCCCGTGACCACTTTCAGCACGTTTGCCCGATTGATTTCCGTCTCCGGCGTTTCAATCGGTCTGCGCCCGGTCAGCGGCTCATTCAAAAAGCCGCCAACAACCATCTGATACTCAGCCATGTGTTTCTCCTTCCTGGCAAAATAAAAAAGCGCAGCAAGAAAAACCTGTTAAGGTCTATCTCACTGCGCCAAAACTGCGCTTCAAAAGCTATTTACTTTTCGGGTGGATGGATGATTTTCACCCATCCTTCCCTTGTGTCTCCTTCGATAACGCCCTTGCATCTGTCACACTTGAAATGGTATCGTCCGTCCACTTCGCCAAGATAGCGGTTGCAGCGGACGTTCTTATAGATGGGGTTCTGCCGGATACAAGGACAACAGATTCTAACTAGCATGAGCGCTCCTTTCGTTGGATTTCTGGAAACAGGCTGTTGAGCACAGACCTGTCAGAAGCTACTGGGAAACTATTCGCACTTCCAGCCGTGCTATTCTTCGCCCGAAGAAAACCATTGCAGCCGTTTCATTCTGCTGTCGGACAGACGTAAAACGGGAAGCTGCAATTTTGGTGCTGCATAATGGATTTGAACCAATGTAGGTCCGGTTATGAGCCGGATGCTCTAGCCATACTGAGCTAATGCAACATAAAAGCCTGGCTTAGCAAGCCGTTGCTCTTTGCAATGTGAAAAATCTTAAAAGCATTGCATCGAGAGCCAGGAATAACGGCAGAGGTATTATCAGGAGAATATGTCCACGCAAAGCAAGAGAATCGTTGTGCTGCGTAGCGGGTTTGAACCGCTTCGTGTCAGTTGGGGGAGTACAAACAACGTTTCGTCCACTCGAAAACGCAACATATAATCCCCGCGACAGAGAAAGGCAGCTGTCGCGGGTAAATGAGAAAGGAGTGTAATGCAACAAACTGACGAGTAAAAATGACTAAAACCACGTCAATGCAATACATTAGAGGAAGTTGCAAATCTTCCTGTTTATATTTTAAGCCAAAATGCAACCCAAAATCAAATTTTTGTTTCCAAGCACTGCTATATATGACACTTTTCTCAAAAAGGCCTCTTGACAGGCTCAATTTTACTGATTCCATTGTAAAGTTCATCGGCAAGCTGCGCCAGACTGTCCGGTGCATCATCGTGCGGAACTTTGCCAAGCTGCGTGAACATAGTCACTTGCTCCATGAACGCTTTGTACTCTTTCGACTGGTGCTTTTCGTCAAGGAAGTAAAACCGTTTAATGTCCGGCGCATACTGGATGATTCTGGACAGCTTGCTTTGCCCGCTGGGCGCACGCTGGCTGCGGACAGAACAGTGGTATCCCTGCTGCCGAAGCTGGCTGTCTACCACGTCACAGTATTCATCGCCGCCGTTGTTGGCTTCTCCGCGTACCACGTTGATTTTATGCTGGATAATTTTTCCCACGACTTCCGGCCTGGTCACGGTCTTATCGCCATTGTTAAACACAAGGTCTGGGATAAACACAGCATCTCCGTACACATAAGCGATAGGACACGCGGTGAAGTCACCGCCGCCCCATGCAATATCCATGACCATGAGCTTGCGATCAGGCTCACCATCAGGCAGAACGCCGTTGAAGTACCGCAGCTCATCAGCAGGGAATAGCAGACCTTCACGCACATAGGGCTTGCCCATGTACTTTGCCCACCATGTTGCATCGTCAATGCTGGCTTTCATGTCGGCATAGTAGGCATCGTCAAATCCAACACCGTAGTCATAGTTGAAATTGCTGTGTCCGTTCTCGTCCACAGCTGGAATCACCCGAAATCTGTACTTAGGATTGTCTGCGTACTGGCTCTGGATGCGCCCCAGAGGGTCAAGCACGTTCCAGCGTGTGCCGACCATCAGCTCTAATGCGCCCTGCTTTTTACGGTCTTTCAACTGGTTAAGGTAGGCATCGTACTTGTTGTTTAGACGCTCAACGTTTAAGCTTTCTTCCAAGTCCTCAATCAAGTCATCGCTGTACAGAACGCCGCCCTCGCCAATTTCAACAGCACCAGTTAGCGTGCCGCCGATGGAACGACAGGTCAGAGTGGGGAAGCGCTTCTTTCGGTTCAGGTCAACGCTTTCGTCCTTTGCGCTCTTATCTACAAGCTGAACATCAGGGAAGATTTTACCCCAGTTATAGGTAACGGGGTCGGTGATGATAGACAGCACTTCTCCGTAGAAGCCGTTGGTCAGCTTGTCAGAATGTCCGCTCATGACCGATGCAACGTCCGGGCGATTGCCCATAAGCCATGTGATGAAAAATATACAGAGCGTACTTTTTCCAGTACGCGGGGGCTGACTAACCCCAAGAAATTCTACACGATGGAAAAACAAATCCTCTAGGTCACGAACCAGCGTCAGAAGCACCTTTCTGCGGGGCTGATAGAATTTCTTCTCCGGCGCACGATTCCATTCAAGGTAGATGCAATAGCTGTCGAACACATCTTTTGCTTCAAACAGGTACGTCCGGCTGATAATGTCATAAATCTTCGCCACGTCCTCGCCTGTTTTCATCTTGCCCATCATGGCTGCACAGACAGAGCGCAACTCGCCAGAGTATTTGTAGGCATCGAACCGCTTGTCTTGCGGCAGAGCGTCCCTCAAATTCACGACCGCCTGAAACCAATCCTCATAGACCTGTGCTTCTGTCGGATTCTGCTTTGCATACGCTTTGATGCTGTCGATAATGGCAATGCACTGTTTTGGCTGCATAAAAAATAGGCACCCCCTACCTGAAAATGTAAAGAGTGCCTACAACTGCACAAAAATTAAATATTCGGTTTTATTCTCCAGCTTTGAAATTATAAATCGGCCTAATATGTTTTACAATATCAACGGTTGGAGAAATTGCGTTTATAATCTCCTGTGCCGGCTTATAAGCCATTGGGCATTCGTCCAACGTAGATTCATCGGCTGACGTAGTATAAATGCCATTCATCTGCTTTTGATATTCTTCAACGCTGAATGCTTTTTTAGCCGCTGTTCTGCTATATAGCCTACCAGCTCCATGAGGAGCGGAGAAGTTCCAATCAGGATTGCCCTTTCCAACGCAAATAAGACTTCCGTCTCGCATATTAAGAGGAATAATTAGCTTCTCTCCCTTTCTAGCGGATACAGAGCCTTTTCGGATAATATCATCCGATTCATCAATATAGTTATGAACGGTTTCAAAGAAGGACGCATGAGTTAGCATAGAATCAATTCCAACCCCGTCTAAAATGGAGTGCATAATTCTTGCCCGATTCATTTTCGCAAATGCCTGACAAATCCGCATATCGTTAAGGTAAGAATCACGTTCTTTCCCTTCAAGATAGCAAAGATCATTCGGAATATCGGGAAACTGAACATCCAATTCTTTGATTTTTTGCGAGATTTCTTGTTCACGACCCTGCGCTTTCAGTTCTGCAATCAGACGTTCCGTAGCGTCTTTTCTTTTGTTCTTTCCTTTAAGATTTGAAATGGCTACGCTTTGATGGTACTCGGCAACCTGCTTTCCGAGATTTCTGCTTCCAGTATGGATAACAAGGTACTGGTTTTTTTCTTCATCTTCGTCCAGCTCGATAAAATGATTGCCGCCACCCAAAGTACCCATGCTACGAAGAATCCAGTCAACATTATGTAGGCTGTCTTTGCAATCAAGCTGGCTAAGGAAGGCTCCCGACATTTTCTGCGATTCGTGAACATTCATTCCAGCCGGAACTCGTTCTCTGATTACTTTATCCAACTTTTCCGGGTCGATATGTTCAATTCCGAGTTCAGCAACAAGCATTCCGCAGCCAATGTCAACGCCGACAATATTGGGAATGACCTTCTTGCCCAAGTTTGCCGTGAATCCAATGACGCATCCAGAGCCAGCATGAACATCTGGCATAATGCGAATCTTGCATCCGTCAACAAAACTCTGATTGCAAAGCGTCAAAATCTGCTCAGTTGCCTTATCTTCAATATTGTCCGTGAACACTTTTGCAGAAGCATATTTTCCGTTAACCGTTTTCAATGTATTCTCCTTTCTCATTCGGTTTTATTCTAGGTTGCAAACAATGTCAACTGATTTTCAGCCTTTTAATGACTTCATCTACTGTAAGGAACCCTTCCACATCTTTGTCCGTTACAGAGCCCATCACTTCAATCAAGCCTTGTTCATAGCCATATGAACCATATCCGCAGATAGCATCCCATGCTCGCATTTCGCCATCATAGACCACAATCTGCGTTCCCCAGTCTTGGTCTTTGAATAAATCAGGCTCTTTCGATACCAATTCATCCATTTCGGGGAATCTGCGACCGTATGTGTGTTCAATGATGTCAGATCAGACCAGCCCCTGCAGCATCGGCTCTCATTTTGACAAGTTCTTTTTTGAGTTCAAAGTTTTTGCTGTATTGCTCCATAAACGACAGGACATTCATTTTCTTTTGGTTGTTTGGAAAAATAAATTCGTCCGAAACACCGTCTTTTGAAACGCTATAAAAATCCTTTGATATATGCTGTTTCTCTAATTTGACTTCAAATCCATGTTGCAGCAGCCAAGAAATTGCGGCTTCTTCATGCTTGCTAAAATCCCATTTCTTGTTTTCGAGACCTTGTAAAATAGCTTTCATGTTTTACTCCTTTCACCTGTTCTGTTCAGCAATCCGATACCATGTCTGGCGGGTCACACCAAGCTGCTTGGCGGCATCGGTGACGGTCAGCAGATCTTGCGAAACCTTTTCGTAAAGCTCCTTATACAAGGAAACATTATAAGCGGTAGGCTTTCTACCCTTATATTTTCCGGCGGCTTTCGCCTTTGCGATTCCATCAAGAAGTCTTCTCTTATATTCGGTTTTATCTTCTTCTGCGTCAATAACCGGATAGCCCTTTTCATTCAGTTTATATTTTGTCGAAATCTCCATTGCTCTTGCAACATCTCTAGGCAATTCATCAGAAATTTTCAGAGTGGCGCATTCATACTTGTCCAAAAACTGTTTGAATGTCTCGCTCC